CTTTGTGTTCTAAATTCTTTGAACCTGCCCCTTAAGCAAGGGCAGGTCATTCTCCTTGTGTGGTGGTGAAAAAACAGCCAGTTGAGAAGGCTATAAACAAATGGCGAAAGCAGGGGTATTAAGGTAGTACATCTTTTGCCCCATAACACGGGTGGAACTAGACACCTACCACCACTCTACTAATCATGCGATAAATGTAGGTTAAAAGCCTATTATCATAGCACAAAACGTCAACCCAATGGAGGTTTAATATGGCTACAGCAGCGATAACGGCAGTCACAGAAACTGGAAGTTCTGTTAAGAAGATAACTTTTGCGTTTACATCCAGTGATACTGGTACAGCTAGCGCATCTACTACAAGTGCCTATAGTGGTAAGTTAATATGGTGTGTCATTGACCCTGGTGCTACTACCCCAACCGCAGCGTGGGATTTAACTGTTACGGATGTTGATTCTATTGATTTACTCGCTGGCGGGGGTGCAGATTGCTCGGAAACAGCGACAGAATATATCGCAGAAGCTTCTTTAGGTGCGATAGATGGTGGTGTAATAACATTTAATGTAACTAATGCTGGCGACCAGAAAACAGGTACAGTCTATCTCTGGATACGATAATGGAGTATAAAACTTAAATGCCCTCAGTGTGGTTATCAATATACAGTAATAACAATAGAGCCTGCTGTCTGGGAACGTTGCCCGATATGCGGGTATAGTAAACCAATAGAGGACTTTGCGGAAGATGTTGAAGCTGTTTTTGAATGTAATATCTGTAAGGATGGTAAAATATATACCAGTAAAGAAGCAAACGAACACAAACTAAAGACTGGTCATAACAGTTGGAGAATGTTGAAAAGTGGGTTACGAACAACTAGCTAACATGATGGCTTACAATCAAGAGATGGAAGAACTTGGCAGGGAAGAAGCCATGAATCCCACTGAGTGTCCTTTGTGTGGTGGGGCTTTAGATGAGAACTCAAAGGGCGAGAAGTCATGCCCTATAGATGCAATAGTTTGGAGCGGAGGAATATGGCGATGAAGATGTGTGTTAAGTGCAATCACTTGAATCTAGATGATGTTGAAGAGTGTATTGGGTGTGGTGAGAAGGAATTTATTGAGGTTATGTTATCGGAGAGCGAATAATGTACGGAAGTTATTGTAATATCGCTGACTTAAAAGGCGTTCTCGGTATCACCACGACCACCGATGATACTGTTATGAGAAAGATAGTAGAGTCTGCCAGCAGAAGTATTGACCAGTACACTAACAGGACATTCATTGCCTATACAGGGACGAAATACTTTAATGGTATGAGAACGTTATGGATACCCGATTTGCTTTCAATTGATGCTTCGGGATTAAAGACAGACGACAACGATGACGCTACCTACGAGAACACATGGGCTACAACCGATTACATAGAATACGGGGTTGGGTTAGAGGATACTCTTAACACTTACCCCAGAATTAGACTAGAGACTAACCCAAATGGTGATTACAATTCCTTCGCTTCAGGGGTCAAGAAGGGCGTGCAGATTGCAGGACTGTGGGGATACGGAGATGGTATCTCGGCTACGCCTTATGTTGTGGATACTACCCTGACGGCGGCCATAACCAGCCTTACAGCTTCAACCTGTGCAGTGACAGCAGTAACCAATCTATCTGCTGGACAGACTATCTTAATAGATACCGAGCAGATGTATATTTACTCCATTGCTACTCTTACTTTGACAGTTGAGCGTGGTGTAAACGGCACAGATGCAGCCACTCATTTAATCAATGCGCCTCTTTACATCTATCAATACCCTTCAGACATAAGGCAGGCTTGTATAGATTTAAGCGTAGCACTCTATCAGAATAGAAGTAAGCAAGGATTACAAACTGAAAGGATAGGGGACTACTCTTACACGATAGCAGGAACTTCACTAGGTAAGAGTATGGTTGAATCTATCTTGGGGAATATTCACAGTTATAAGAGACTAAGGTTCTAGCGTTATAATATGCCTTGCTTATTAGCTTTTTGTAGACACTCAAACTTACCGCAAGTTTTAGGTTTATAGTTTGACAAATGTTCATATTCCTTACCGCATATCGGGCAAGTTGCTTTTAACCACTGAAGCGTGGGTTTCTTTTCAATCCTACAACCTATAGGCATAGTTAATTCGTGATAATAATCTTCTCTGTAATGGCTCATCTTCTTTACTCCTAAAGATATTGCAATTCAGTGTTAGGACTTTAGACTAGAGATTGTACGCTCCGATAGATGTTAGGTGGATTGGTGTTTAAGTTTAGTAGCCAAACAATTTCATTTTTTGAGCATACGCTAAATTGGCAGATGATTGAGCGGAATCTTCTCTCATCGAGGCCCGCCCTGCACTATGAGGATTAGACATAACTCGTTTATATTCAGCATCATAGGCTCGTTGCGCTTGATATTCGGCTTGTTTTTGAGTCAGCATCTCTAATCTCCTAACAGTTGGTTAAATAATTTTTCAGCAGTTCTCGCCCACCCGAACCCATTTCTATCTGAGAACGCTGCCATTGCCATGAGCGCATCTGCGGTTTGTTGAGGTTTCCGCAGCACCCAATTTTTACCATCTGGATTCCATTGGATACCAGGAATGGATTTAATATCCGCTATTAGTTCGGCACTATACAGGAATTTCACTGTAAATCTGCCACTAGTATCCGAGCCACCTATAATATTCCGGGGATTTGGGGGAGGGCATCCAGGGGTTGTATCTGGTGGGTACATATCTGGAAAATTCTTGTAATTCATTTCTAATCTCCTTATCTAACCTTTCTATTTATACTATAAACTATTTTTTGCAGTTTGTCAAGTCTTTTATGTCAACTTAAGCAACTATTTTTTAATTATTTTAAGGAAATATTTTAATGGGAATATCTAGTGGATTATTTATAGAAACTTTTTATCCCCAAACGCTTACATCTGTTGATGACGGACAAGGCGGAGTTACGGAGTCATGGGCTGATGGTACGGCCTTCAGGGGCAGGTTATCAAGTATAGGGATACAACAGCGAATCTATGAAAAAATGTCTGATGGGAAGGTCACGGTCTATGCTTCTCATAGGCTATTCTGTGACAACCAAACGATTAACGAGACTTACAGGATAAGGAACTCAGACTCTACCAGGCATTTTGAAATTAAGGGAATCGTGAATCCATCAAATGCTAATCATCATTTAGAATTAACTTTGCTTGAACTTGATTGAGATATTGCAACTGTTGCACAATCTTTAGACCGTGTTTCTTGATTGGAAATTAGCAATGACTTTAGCTTCATATATTTCAGTTCCCTCTGGATAGTAAGCATCTAATTTTGGCTTTTCTTTGTGGCATGAATAAGTATCACCAAACAAACCTATCCGCCTAATAATGTAAATAATATCATCGCTGCTTCTACCTATAAATTCTTGAAATGCCATATTCTCACCTCCAAATAAATAATAACACATTAAAAGGATAATGTCAAGTGCTTAGTAATACCAATGCAGGATTCTACGCAAAATTAAAACTATGGCCTGAGACGTGGGTTAAGAACACAGCCTATACGGTTGGAGACTTAGTTAAGGCTTCTACCTATAACTCACATTCTTATCTTTGCACAGTAGCAGGGACTTCCCATGCTACTACAGAACCTACATGGTCAACAACTAATGGGGCTACACAGACTGATGGTACGGTTACGTGGAAGGTATTTGACACCAAGACATACCAGATTAAAGCAAAACAAGCAGACACCGTTCCTTATGTAACCTTCGGGGTAGAAACGAGTTCCCCTATAGGAACATTTGAAGATACAGACGCTATTGAAGATTCTAATTATTGGGTTAATTGCTTCTCTAGTAAAAGCCCCGCTGATGTTTCGGAGATAGCAGACGAAGTGTCCTCAGCCTTAAAGGATGCAGTTTTGACAGTGACTGGCTATACGTCAATGAAAGTAGTTAGAACATTTATAGGTTCTTTAATCTGGGACTCGGAGACAGACATTTACCAAATCCCAATGAGGTTTAGATTGTGGAATAGTAAGGATTAGTATTACTTTACTATATAAACGCCCAGATTATTACCACACGTTCTTAAAAGGGGGATGATGTTAGACCAAGCGATTAAGGAACTATCAAGGTTTCTAGGTATTACATTTGAGGAAGCCAAGCAAGGGGTAGAAAGTTATAACGTAGGGATAGCGGCACAGAGATGGCATGAGACGCAACACAATGGGCAACAGGGCGTTGAGCAGTTC